TTAAGCATTCACTGTTTTTCGATAGGGCATATGTAGGGCAGCACAAGTAAATTTCGAATTTATCAGGTTTACCTGCTCCTCATTGTTTTCTTGCATCCAGGTGCCATACACGCGATATACCATTTGCGAGTCGGAGTGACCCATCTGCGCTGCAACATAGTTAGGGTTAGCTCCGGCCGCCAGTGACCAGCATGCGTAAGTGTGCCTTGACTGATAGGCTTTCCTGTGTCTGACCCCGGCCTTGCGAAGAGCTGCTGTCCATGTCTGTCGGAGAGAGGCAACTGAGTAGTAGTCGCCAGCGCGATCGTTGATGGCGAATATTTTTGCGTTGAACACAAAAGTACACTCTGCTGGCCGGGCTGAGTCGTATTCACGCGTTTCAACATTTATTGAGACGGGTCTGTTCATCCTCGTCAGTTCCATCTGATCTCGGAGAACGGAGATAGCAGGTTCTAACAGGCAGACCTTTCTGTTGGTGCTAGAACGCGTTTTTGGAGGAGTAAAGCGATCTTCATTTGTCAGATTACGGTTTACCATAATGTAACCTTCTTCAAGGTCAATATCCTCCCATGCGAGAGCGCAGAGTTCACCGTGTCTTAATCCGGTAAAAACTGCCAGGCTCCACAGGTTAGCAATCTGCCTGTTGCTACAACTCTGGATGATGCGAGGAAACTCTTCGAGTGTTAGGGGGTCAGGTGTTTTCCGGTCCTTACGCAATGGTGAGATATGCGACATAGGATTTTTGATGATATAACCGTTTTCTTGCGCGAAATTTAAAATCGCCCGCATATCAGCCATGCAGCCATTAACCGTAGCAACAGAGCGGCCCTTCCTTATTGCCCGGTGTTTCCTGCCTTCCAGCTGATATCCAGTAAGCAACTCATTCCTTAACGCCATCATGTCCTCGCTTTTGATGCACGAAACAGGTTTATCGGCCCCTAGAATCCCGACGGTAACCTTTATGCGACGCTCATAAGTGCAGAAGGTACTGTGAGCGATCTCGGTTTCCTTTAGCTTTAGCCATTTTTTGGCAATTTCACCTATCGTTACCTTCTTCTCTTCTTTTTCCTCTCCTCTGAATAATGGTGAATCAGGAAAATTCTCTCGGTAGTTAAACGTTCCTGTTTTAATCTGATAAACAATATTTGACCGAAATTCACCAGCCATTTTTCGATTTTTCGGGGTGTCTGGAACGCTAAGCTGTTCTCTGCGCCTGGCTCCTTGCCAGATGAACCATATGCGCAGATTGTTGCCATTAGCTTCGACCCCGGTAGGGTATTTAGCCATCGTGTTTCCTCAGGTTATTGGGGATCGCCATTTAAGCAGATTTCTTCCTTGGGAGCGCGGCCGGCTGCTTCTCTATCCATTTCTCGATGGCTCTCCAGTCGTAAAAACACATGCTGTTATCCATTGGAACCCCATCCGGCGAAATGTGTTTATACTCGCGACCCTCCATCCAGCTCTTTTCCCTGGCGGTTTTGATCGTGTTTTTCTTCAGGCCGGTGATAGCCATGAGAACGGATTCTGAAACCCATTTGCTGGGTGCCAGCTGAATTACGTTTTCCATATCTACTCCTTATCCGGCCAGTACCAGACCAGCACGATACAAATAAAAACGACGAGCCACAGAGTGAGCTCGCCGGGGGAGATGTCGCTGAGGGTGTTCATGCATACCACTTCGGCACTCGTTTCCATGCCTCGACTACATCTTCATATCCCAAGGCCGAGAGTAAGTCGCACAAGGCATCATCAGCCAGACCGTGCGCCTCTTCCTTATCCCAATGCTTCGCTGCTTCATGTAGCTTTGTAATTGCTTCTTCTCTGGACATAACAACTCCTCACGCAGAGCGCGATAGTGAATAGGGTGAGTGGGGATTAGTGGTTCGGAAGGGGAGGCAACGGCATCCAGTGGGTTGGGTTAGTAGGCAAAGAATCACCATCAAATAAATAGTGATACCAACCGCCTACCTCATCGCCGATAAACCCATCCTCAACATGTCCATCGTAATCAATGAATAACAAAAGAACTTTCGTGTCGAAAGCAGGCATTGATTCATGAAATGAAATCCATTTACTCATGCCACGCTCCTCTGGCTCTGCGCCCTGATAAACTTTTCATGGTCTTCGCGACAACTGGCATCGCAATAGTGTCCTTTACTGATTGGCTCTTCGCACCAGTGGCATTCTCCTGTGTATACCATCTGCGGCTTTGGCCTGTTCGCCAACGCAACCTCTATCAGCTGCTGCTCGCGTTCTGCTGCTTCATCTGCAATATCTGGAAAGTTCATGGTTATCTCCAAATCGTAGGCAATAAAAAAGGCCGCCTGAGCGACCTGTTTTTCTTCGTGCTATTAAACCCTGTTCATTGCCAGCACATCTACATCAAGCCGGCTAATCTTCAGCGTGTCAGCCTGATGCTGAACAAAACTGTTTAACGCATTTGAGGCATTATCGCCCGTGATAATTCCCGACATAGTTTCAGAAACGCCCTCTCGTTTAATTGTGAAGCGAATAAACCAAGATTGCTTCTCATTGTTCATTTGGCATCCTCTTTTTGATAAACCGGGTCTGTTCCCCGTGGAAACTTCATCGACTCTTCCCTGTAAAACTTTAGCCGCTCTTGAAAGTACGGACGAAGCGCTTCCGGCTGCTGCATCTCCACTTCATACGCGATAACCGGCATATTCATGCGCTCTTTATAAGCAACGCCAGACGCTGCTAAATCGACGTTCATCCTGTCGCGTTCTTCTTTGCTGCGTGCTGCGATATTGTGTGACATGGCCAATCCTCCTTCCCTGAGTATACCGCTATCGCCGCCATGCCCGGCTCTTAATCTCTTCATCCCTGCAATACTTATCGTATGCGAAAACTAAAGCTTCGTTTTCCGTATCGAATAGCTTATCGGCTATCTTCTCCCATCCCCGCAAGCCCATCTTGCGCACGTCCCACTTGCCATCCCGAGGCCAGATTACATAGCCGCATGTGTGCTGATTGCTGTAGACCTGAGCCCTAGTCAGCCGCTCGCCTTCATCGAGCATATAGAACGCGACGCCGCTTATGAATGTGCGCATATACCCGCCTTAATACTGTTTGCATAAACAGTATATCAGGGTGGGGAAAGGGTCAATCTGAGGTGAGTTCAGGCGCTGCTGCCAGCATTGCCGCATATTGTTTTCGTGTCTGCGCGGGAAATTTAAGGGCTGCGGAAAGCATCTCTTCTGTCGGCTCAACCGGCACGAGTTTCCAGCCATCAGGCACCGGCTGCGGCGCGGCGGCGTTCAGGCGCTCAAGAGCGATAGCGAACAGAGAAATCTCCATTTCCTCTTCTTCACTCAAACCGAATGGTATTTCGTCGCGAGCCTCTTCTGCCTGCTTGATGGCGTTGCGAGCGTACTCAGTTAGCGCCTTTCTCTGCTCTTCCGTATATGCCTGCATCATTTGGCCTCCTGCATCATTAGGAAGACAATCATTGCCGCACGAAGGGGGTCTTTATTGTGATGATACTTTTTAGGCTCAACTTCCATGTCCCACCCAGCCTTATCGAATCTGAATTCTGAGAAAGCTACCCACTCCTGCTCAAACTCATCAAATGCAATGGCAATTCCGTATTTTTGAATAATCGGCCCAGCATCAGCCCATGACCTGCAGTAATCACCTATCGCCACAAATCTTGCATTTGGATTGGCCGCTTCCGACAGCAAAGTCTTGGAAACTGCCTCATTAATTTCAAAATCTGACATTTCGCTGTAATTCATCTTTATCTCCTGTGCCGCTGAGCGGCGAAATGGTTAGTCCTGCACTACAGCGCCGAACCTTCCGCGCCGCTCTGTCGTGTAATCCATCCACAAAACTCCCGGCTTCGTAACGATGATGCGAGGAAGAGGAGGGCGCACTGACGTCTCCAGCACTACCTTCCTCAACCGGTTCTCTTCCATGAGCTGCCATTTCCTTTCTGGCGTTAACCGGCGCTCATGCTCCTCTCCCCGCTTAGCCGCTTCCATTGCAGCTACAGCTGATAAGGCAACCTGCTGACACTTCCTCTGATGCGGCGTCATTTGCTCTGTCCGCCACAGAAATCTTTCCTTTTGTATTTCTGACAGGCGTGCGTAATGCGCCGATTCAAGCGGTGTGATAGTCATACAGGTGCCTTAGTGGAGGGTTAAATCAGAAGGGGATATCGGGATCGTAATCAGGTTCGGTAGATTGACCACGCTGCTGCGGCCGACTCTGTTGCTGGCCGCTCTGCTTTGGCGGCAGGTCGATGTCTCGCACGAGAATGGTGGGGATTGACGCTTTGCTGCCGTCGCTCTTGTCCCATTCCTCGATGACAAACTCGCCGGTCACAGTAACCTTTGCGCCTTTCAGGATGGATGCGGAGAGCTTCTCCGCCATGGCGCCGAACATCTTGCATTGCAGCCAGGACGTTTTCTCGTTTTCACCGAATCCTGACTTGGCCGGCAGAGAAAATGTCGCGATGTGCTTCCCGTTAGGCGTGACGCGCAGGACAGCGTCTTTCCCGACATTTCCCGCGATTGTAATGGTGTTGATTGGCATTAGGCTGTAGCTCCTTCAAGCTCGGATTTACGAATTTCATACACCTCCTGCGCCTTAGCCTGCTCTGGCTGGCCGTCCAGCATCTGCCAGGCTTTGGCGAAAGCAGTCTTCAGCTCAGGGAGGGTTGATTTGGTATGCGCTGCTTCGGTGAAAGCCTTCAGGACGGCTTCTGGTGTCGGCGCCGGTTTCTGCTGTGGCGCGACATGATGAACTTCTGCATCAGCATCGATAGCCGTCTCTTCCGTTGGGATGCAGAACGCCTGAAATGCTGCGTACTTATAGGCGATCGACATAGCCTTATTCGTTGCCTTGTCTCCGCTATCCATCGCCTCGCCATATGTAACTACCGTGTGCGTGCTGCCGTCTTCCGTGGCAACGAAATCGAATTCAGCCTTAACGACGACATAGAACAGAACGCCGCCTTTCTGCGTGGTTCGTTCTGTCACCGTGCGCTCTGTGATGCGCGGCAGGATGAGAAGGCCGTGCTTTACGAGCGCAGGAGCCAGCGCGTTGTAAACAGCGTCAATACCGCGGAACATGAATCCCTGCTGAGAGTTGCGGCTGTCTTTCCTGATGCCTTGCTCAGCCAGCTCTTTCGCCACTGCGCTGATAGCCTTATAAACGCTCATATGTCATCCCCATGCGTGCTGCCTGTTGCTCCGTACGGTAATCAGCAATCGCTTCCTGTGCGGCTTGCTCGTATGTTTCCTGGTCGCTAAGCGGGCCTAACATGGCCTGCATAAAATTGATAAAGTCGTCTTCGTCATGCAGCATTTCGTTTACTCCAGTTAGCCCAGTCTTCGTTCTGGCTCTCATGGAAGCCGAGAGCTATCTCTGCCGCCCAAACGTACGCTTCATGCATACCGGCCTTGCTGTCGGGGAATGACGCTTCGTAGAGCTTCCCGAGACGCTCACAGGGCTGCTGAACCAGTATGGTTCCGTTCAAGGGGAGAATGGTCATTGGGGATTGCCTCGCTGGTTCAGAGTGTCTACAAGTGAGCGCCAGCCAGTGCGAAGGCGGCGGGTAATAACGTCTAACAGTGATTCATCAAGCTGAGCGGAGCCCACGACGGCACCGCCCGCGATGGCATAGTTCATCGTGGGTTCCTTAATTCGTTTATGTTGGTGTCAAAAAGAAGGGAGCCATTGCGGCTCCCGTAGGGGTGCTACTGTCTGGTTGTAAGGAATTTCCAAACCTGCTGTGCGTAACAGCGTCGAAGCGACTCAGTGAATCGCCTCTGCGGTGTTACTCAATCTGGATTTACTGAAAATCCCTGGGCTTCAATCCATGAAATGACCTTATCCTCACCGATAGCATTCAGCACATCGCCGGAGTCATACTCTTCAACCACATCCTCCACTGCGAATGTTTGCGAAATCTCCATCTCTTCTATCTCAATTTCAATATGGCGATTCCAGCCCTCGCCATAGGGAGAAATTCCATTGATGCACTTTGCTTTTAAAGTTCCGCTTAAGCTCATACTCTCTCTCCTGTAGTGGTTACTGGCCCCGGGCGCGGAGCATTGCGTCGGCCATTTTGTAGGCGCATTCAGCGTAATAATCAAAATCGCCAGGCTTTTCTTCACCCGTAACCGACCCATTAAGAGAGCCGATTACTGCATGCATTAGCTTTGCCGCAAAGTAATCCCTAAGTGACATGCCAGACACTGCTTTTGCGTACTTTGTGAAATGCTGCTCGTCTACGAACTTGTATCCTGGAACCGGAAATGCTGGCCCGCCTGTGTTTTTGCTCATCTCACCCCCTCGCTAAATAACCAGCCAACATAAGCCCGGCTATCACTATCCAGCCGATAATCCAGTCTGTATTGCTCATGTTGGCTCCAGTAAAAAGGCTGCGGGTTAGGCAGCCTCAGGTGTTGGTAAGCCAATCATCTTGTTCAGGTCATCGACCTTTAGTGCAGGCAGTGAAGCTCTCACGCTATCGACGTTTTCCGGGATTAATTCTTGGCTTTCCGGCCAGACCTCAATGAGTCGCTTAACTGTTTGCACAGAGTTGAGAGCCGCCCATACAGTCTTTTCGATTTCCTCTTTGCGCTTCTCGACCTTTGACTCTTCATCGAAAACTGCATCGAAACCTTTTGTGATTTCATGGTCAGCAGAAAAAAGACAACAGTCTCGCTTCGGCGTAACCATGTAAATGTGTTCGCCTTTTTCGTCAAAACCATAATCAATCCAGCCTAATCGACGACCACCAATTGCCAGATAAATGCAGGATGATTTGCCAGATGAAATGTAAACATCGGCACCATTGCTTTTAATTTCCTCTTCAAGCTTCTCCAGCTTTGCATAGCTTGTGTCGATAGCTTTCGCTTTCTGCTCTCCACCGAAAGCAAAAATACGGGCTGAACGCGCCAACTCATGGCGTTTCTTTTTAAGCTCATCAAGGGCAGAAGTGACGCCTGATTTTGCTAGTGCGTTTTTTGCGATTTGCTCGCGAATTGCGTTTGTTAATCGAACTGAACTCATATTTGTTTACCTCGCCGTTACGATGTTTTTAGATTTGCGATAGCCAGCTGCAAAGATGGCAACCTGTGGCAGGCACATACCGTTTTCGATTTGGCTGCCCATATGCTTCGATGCTGCTGACTCAATCTGCTGCGTGTAAGCATTAGCTACTACGCGATCAGCCTGCATTGAAGGCTTGCGTTTACATGCCAGCTCAGCGCGGCTCAATTCTTCCTGACGGGCTGGAGGTTCAGTACCCAGCACTGCTGCCAGAATTGCTTCAATCTCGCGCGCCTTGATGGCCTCTTGAGCCCGGCGTGCGTTGCGACGTGACTTCGCGTTATCTTTTCCAACAGGGTTAAGTGATTTGCCATAGACGATGTTCGCCATAAATCCTCCGGTTAGTTACTGGCTGCACTGTCGCAACAATGCACTCAGTAACCTCTGTTAGAGTTCGGTGCGTTCTCGGCACCTTCCGTAGAGCTTCCCGCTCGTTGTTACAAAGAGCTGCTATCCGTTTCGTACTGCGCCAGCGTCCTGCTGATGGGCTTAGTATCACTAATAGTAATTTTATAGTCAACACTAATGGTGATAAAAAATTACGCTCGGTGTTGATGGTTCTGATTTGGAAGGGTTTTTATTTTTCTACAGCCGCAAAAAAGCCGCACAAATCTGGACTCAGTGCTACGATTTCATGGCTTAACAGAAGGAGGTTGGTGGCATGAGAAGCAAAGATGTGGCTGACTTGTACAGGAAGATGATGCCTGAGGTAGGAGAGGTACTTGGGAGGGCTACTGGCGAACTACTGAGGGAAGGCAGGGCAATTACTAATCTGACGATAAGGGAGCAGATAACGAGACTTTATGCTGACAAAGCAGATGACATAGTAGTGCAGATGGCGCTGGCTCTGCTGTCGACGACGCACTGACGGTGCTGGTAAGGCTTGCGTGCAAAAAAAAACCGCCAGACCAGCGCTGGCGGTAACTTGTCGAGCAACAAGCAAAGTGATGGATATATTTCACTTTCAGTATTGGCCGATATTTTTTTACTTGCAAGCGTAAGCGGCAAAAAAAAGCCCGCAAGGAGCACGGGCAAAGTGAATCAAGCGTGAAAAATACTCTCTGCACACAACGCGTTTCTGTGTGCGAGTTAAGAATAGTCTTATTGTGTGTGATGTAAAGTTTTGTAAGAAAAAAAAGCCCGCACACGGCGGGCAAGAGTGATGCGGACAATTAGCTTGTTCCGGCCCTGAGGCCGTGTCTCTTTGGACATTGCTGTTATCGGCAGGGCAGGAGAGAGCTTTAGGGGAGGGCACAAAAAAGCCCGCTCGGTGGCGGGCTATGGGAGTGGAGGGCATGAAAAACTTGGCGCGCGGTGGCCGGGTTAATTCTTTTTAGCTAAATATTGCTTAATGACATCTGCGATTTCCTTCCCCAGCTGAAGCCACACGCTAGGAATATCTTTCTCGTCTTTACCATCATTCTTGTCCCTGAACGCGAACCGGAGCAGGGCTAGAGCCATAGTTGTAGGTATAATTGCCAAAGTGATTAAGCATATTGTCCACAGATGATTACCATGATCCATGAAGTCTTGATGGCGCATAAATCCTCTAAGGAAAACGCATGCCCAAATCAAAAAACCTAATAGATAGATAGCGGTGAACGCGCACGCTCCCCAGAAAGACCACTTGCGGAATTGCCTTGCAAGTCTAGTATCTTCAAGTTGCTCGTCCAGTTCGGCGGAAGTTACGACTGTAGTCTCTTCTGCCAGATCATCATCAGATAAATCATCCAATTAAAGATATCCTAGGTTTTCTAGGCGATACTTCATTGCTGCGACTGATACATCAAATATTTTTGCCAACTCGGCTACACTCTTGATGTTTCTCTGATTTATCATGACCTTGATAGCATCAGAGGGCATTAAGAGTTCAGCTGCAAATTTATTTGCTGCAACTTCTTTATGGTCGAAATCATAAAGGGTGAAGTTCTTTTTATTGTCGCGAAATGAATGGCCATGCTTAAGCATATGATGCCCAAGTTCGTGCGCTATCGTGAATCTCTGCCGTTTTATTGAATCATTTGGATTGTACTTAATGACTGGAGTCCAACCTTCAAAGTTGAATTCCCCGGAGACATTTTCGAGATCTAGTGCAGGATCAGCAACGACCTTAACCCCCTCAATCTTAGCTAACTCTCTAGGGTCAATAGGCAGCTTAAGTGAGCTCGCGCCCTCTCGATATTTATTTAGAAGGTTACGAGCTGTTTGTACTGGCATGTCAACCTCCTTAAGAAGTGTCAGGGTGTGTAAAGTTATCTCCAAAAGCTGAGCTTTTAGAGCGACCTGTATGGATGTACAGGTACTATATTACCCCAAGTTCATCACACTGCATATAGTATATGGTAACGAACTTTGCCGCCATCAGGAAAGATAGCGCTATGTGCTAATAATTCGTGAATGACAGCACGATTGTCTAGGGGTTTGCCCAGACGTCTCTTCTGGCGACCGCAGATAGCATCCCTGCCATGACACTTCCTCATCCGCCTTGCGGGATAGCCTGTGCCTCTCGGGGCACTCATCCCTCTTCCGTGGCTGCTGTCTCCTTCACAAACCCCGGTGCTGGTCTGTCAGTTAAACGTCTCTTCCGGCCGCTAACCCGCTCAGTGGCGGGCTTGGGTTGGTGTAAATTACTTGTTTACTTTAGCCAGGGCTGACTCGTATGTATCTCTTTCTTCAAAGAGTTCCGACACAGCCAGTACTTTACCTATCTGCTGCTTGAGCGCCTTTACTCCAACTTCAGACAGAAACTGATGAATCTTTAGACCGGGCTTTCCTGATTCATCCTTGTTCTTCTTGGCAAGATCAAGAATAACCCCGTGACTACGAGCGAGAGGCATATAAATCTGTTCGTTTGTAAGCTTACTAAACAAGAAAGGCCGGCCACGATCAGGTTTATTTAATTGATAAATCCTATACCAGGCTTCATATAGCTCATCAGGAAACTCCCTCTCATATTGCCTGGCTTCTTCTCTTACAAATGCCTTGAAGGAGTCAATTACCTCCTGAACCTCTGGTCGATACCCTGCAATGGCATAGCCTAACCCCTTGAGGCCCGCTTTCATCGAGGCAGTTACAAGCCGCTGAGCAAGGTTTGCTGATTTGCTCCTAGAGGCTGGAAGGGCGCCAGCTCTGTCTGCATTAATCATCGCTGTCGCAATATCGCCGATGAGAGCAATATCATAACCATGGGCCTCATCAGAAAGCGGATTTGGTGCAGAAGTAGGGACTGGACTCCTCCATTGAAAAATAAGAGGTTTTTGGAATTTAGCCAGCAATAATGGATCGACATAATCAGCCATGTAATTTGTGTTCAAAAACCTGTCCACATCTCTTCCGTGTTCGCCTATACCAAGGAGTTTTGCAAGTCCGGTTTTACTTACAACGACTGTCTTTTCATTATCGTCCAGAACATAACACTCGGCATCGATCCCAAAATCTTCAATAAAATTTCCCTTTCTGATGGCTTTAAGTGGCTTTCCTTCCCATCTCTTAGCCGCAGCCTTTTTTGCAATTTCCGAACGCTGCTCTTTAGTTAAAGACTTAGCCCTAGCCACTCCGCCCTTGGCTTTTCCTTTTGGTTCTTTTTTTTCTTCTGACATGTGTAAGCACTCTTGCTGTGAAATGTGCTTGCATAATAAAAATGCACAACAATAAACGCAAGCATATTTTTATGACTATGCTTACATTGTGTTGCTTGTAAAAAATGCCGCATTTCTGCGGCCCCATTTCACCCAAACGTCTCTTCCGGCCACTGAGCCTTAACCACCTTGCCGATGATGCGGATGCTGTGATCGCAATCAATAATCCTGTATGCAGGGTTCAGCGGAACCAGGTAGCTAACACCGCTGTCCAGCTCGTACTTCTTGAAGGTCGCCTCTGAATCAGCATTTGCAGAAGCAACACAGAAATCTCCCGACTCTACCGGTTCCGCAGGATCAACCAGAATCAACATTCCTTCCGGAAAGCTGGGGCGAACACCTTGCGGGGCTGTCATGGAGTGGCCTTTTACCTCTAGCCAGAACGCTTTATCGCTGGCCTTTTTAGTAGTGGCTACCCATGACTTGGCATCGCTGGCTGTATAGCTTCCAACCTCTGAGAAAGGCCCTGCCTGGACATATGTAAACAGAGGGTAATCATAGCGAGGCCTCATGGTCTGCCCGCCCTGAAGTGCTGAGAACATGTCTTTGATTTCACTAGCTATAGATGGGCTGAAGTCATCTACTGAAACACGAAGGATCTTCGCCAGTCTAGCTGCATGAGAAGGACCAATCGCATTGGAACCATTCAACAGCTGTGCTATCCCGCTCTGACCCATGCCCATGCGCTCAGCCAAGGTCTCTTGGGATAAGCCAAGTTCTTTTTTCTTACTTTCAAATATGGCCTTCAACCTTGCGGCATCTGCCATCTGATCTGGTGTTAATGGCTTCTTTTTCATACTTACATTTTATAACCGCAAGGAATAATCACCAATCACCGCTAGTGTTGACAAGATGATTACTATTAGTGATAATAAAGCCTAGTTTAAAGGAGGAAATCATGGAAAAACTGCCGTTGTCAGTATTCGTCTCTCGAAACGGGCAGGAGAAAACCGCTGAGATTTTCGATTTGAATCAAAGCGCCATCAGCAAGGCCCTTTCATCAGGGAGAAATATCACAGTCACCATTCTTGAAAATGGAATGGTGACGGCTGAGGAGGTAAAGCCATTCCCCAGCAAGAGGCGTGATATTCAAACAGCTTAAGCAGTACCCGCTCTTTTCACAACGGACATGACGTCCTACGGAAGCCACCGAGAACGTGGCGACTAACTCAAACGAAACAACAAAACGTTCGTGGCAATAGCTGCGGCTTTGTCACGTCTTATCAACAAACCAAAAACAACAAGGAAATTATCCAACATGGACACAGCAAAACACAGCAAAAGGATTCGTGAAGTGGAAAGCGAATTACGTTCCCGCCTGGTAACGATGGGGCAGACGAATTTCGCAAAAATGGCTGGCTGGGCTGATTCAAAAGTCAGCCGGTTAAACATCCACGACATGGCCGTGACGTTCGTTCTTCTGGAGAAGGTATGGGAGACGAGCTTAATCAGGGAAGTGGCAAGGCAGGCTGTAGAAGCAGTGATGCCTAAAAAGCAAAAAGCCCCAACTGCGCGAACAGTTGAGGCTTCTCAAATCACTATCGAATTCTGAACAAATTCAATGGAGTTATTATGCCAAAGAAACATACGGTTTACCAGGCAGATATGCGCAAAAACCTTGCCCGCATCGAGTTCTGCAAAGGCTTTAACCCGACGGTAGCTGAGAAGCTAAAGCACATTCTGGAAGAAGCCAAAGCGAAGGAGAAGGGCAAATGACAGTAGTTAGAAAGCTATCTGATTACAGGCCCCCACAGGAGGCCGTGGAGCATAAAGTGGCGAGCCTTGATGACGGATACATGCGCATCGCTACCAGCATCAGCAAGCTCAAACCAAAGCTAAAAATGGCAGGACGCGAACATCAGGTTTTCGATGCGGTTATCTACTGCACATTTGGCTGGAATAAGTCAGAAGATCGTGTGACCAACACCTACCTGGCTGAAGTTACCGACCTCGATGATTCTGATGTTGCTGCGGCACTGAAGGTTTTGGCAGAGCGTCGCATCATAAACCTCAGAAAATCAGGAGGTTTAAAGCTGGTAAGCGTGAATGTGAAGCTGGCCGAATGGCAGCTTTTCAAGTCAGTGAAAACCACCTCTAAAAAGTTGGGTGTTTCCGCCCAAAATGTTGGGCAGAAAAAAGATTCAGGTTGGGCGAAATTACCCGACACCCTAAACAGTCTTACCAAAGACAATAATAAAACCCCCCTTACCCCCCAAGGGGGCGATTCAGAACTTGCTCAGGAATGTCTGGATTTTTATAACCTGACAACCGACAGCAGGTGCTCATCGACAGCGCCGTTTGAAAAGGCGCTTAGCACTGTGAAGGCCAAAGGCGTTTGCTACAGCGTAGATGAGGTGAAGCTAGTAACTGAATGGGCATTCAAGGTCTGGAAGAACAAGCCCTCGCCGAACAACCTGTGCCGCATGACCCGCTTCGATACCTACCTGTCTGACGCCCTGAAGTGGAAAGACGGAGCAGATCGCAACCCAGCACCGTGCCCTCATGACCAACTGATAAGCCTATGGAATGCAAAATTCCCTGAGCGAACCATTGAGGTTCATGAGTGGAATAAAAACCGCCCGGCTTACCATGGACTGGAGCGCATCTGGAACGGCAAGACAAATCAGGGCGCATGGCGCGAAGTTAAGCACATTGACACGCTCTTCAACCTGATCCGCAAATCAACTCTTCTCGATAACATTCACGAAAAATACTGGCTTAACATCGACTGGATTCTGGATAACCGGAACTGGGCGAAAGTTTATGAGCAGGTGCTTCGTGAATACAAAGAATCCAAGCAGGGAGCGCCAGCATGAGCCAGTCAAACCGTTATGCAGACATGTACGTAGAACAGAGCGTTCTCGGGTCCGTTATGCTGGCAGCATCCGTCGAGGAGCTGCAAGACAGCGCTATGGATGCCATTGAGAACCTGACAGCAGAGGATTTCACTAGTGCATCGCATCGTCTGGTTATAAACGCTATTAAGCGCTTGCATCTCACTGGCGCGAAGATTGACCTGTTGACCCTCAGTGCTGAGCTTGAGCAGACAGGCGAGATCCAGTTAGCCGGCGGCTTTTCCTACCTGGCTGAAATCACGAAAAATACCCCGTCTGCGAGAAACCTTCCTGCCTACACGGCGAAGCTCAAAGAGCTAACGCTGGGGAGAAAGGTTCAGGCAGCACTTACGGCTGGAATGACAAAGCTGCATGAGCCCGGACTGGTTCCGTTGGCCGATATCATTGGCGGCATTCAGTCCGAGATAGGTGCAATCGAGACCCAGCAAGAGTCAGGAACGCGGCACATTATGGACGGCATCAACATCTCGATTAACGAGATTGAGTCCATCATCAACGGGGACATATGGAAGCACCGCACTCAGCTGGGCATGGAAACTATCGACAGCGCGTTCGGCGGTTTCAATAACACGGATTTCATCGTCGTTGGCGGCAGGCCGGGCATGGGTAAAACAATGTTCAGCACGACGGTGACAGAGTGCGTGGCTCTTCACAGTAAAAAGCCCGTTCTGTTTTTCAGTCTGGAAATGCCAATCGAGCAGATCTCACAGCGCATCGCCTATCACCGCGCGCGAATCAGCAAAGAGCAGCTTCTCAACGAAGAGAACAAAAGCACCTGTGATGCCGCATGGGCCAAGCTGAGCATGGCTATGAAAGACTTCCAGCAGGCGCCCATTCACATCAACGATAAAACTGCGCTCAGCGTTCATCAAATCAGGGCTGAGGCTCGCCGTATGCACAAGCAGACTGGCGGACTTGGCGTCATCATCGTCGACTATTTACAGAAGATGAAAATGACCAACCCGGAGAACATGAATCAGTCTGTAGGTGAGATTGCTACTGGCCTGAAGAACCTGGCAAAAGAGCTTCGCTGCCCGGTCATAGCATTGGCGCAGCTGAACCGTAACCTTGAGCAGCGTGCCAACAAGCGCCCTGTGAATGCAGACCTGCGTGAGTCCGGCGTTATCGAGCAGGAAGCAGACGTGATTTTCATGGTTTACAAGGACGAGAAATATAACCCGCAGACTGAGATGAAGGGTGTAACCGAAATCATCTGCACCAAATCACGCCACGTTCCAGGGGCGGAAAAGGCTTACTACTTCAGCAGCACCCTGTCAGGCCTCGACCCGCTCGATATGCGTCAACTCCGCACAGAAGGATATGAACATGAACTCGAATGCTAAAACAGCAGATCGCATCGCCCTTGAGAATGCTTATGAAGCACTGCTGGACGTAACCGCAACTCTGGCCGCTCTTAGTCCAATTAAAGACGAGGAGCAGGAATACAGCAGGCAGAAGGCTATACGCATTGCCGCATCAGCTGCACTACGTGCCAAATCAACTCTGAGGGGTTTCTGATGAGCGATTCCCGTTCCGACAAAGGCGGCAAGAAGGGTGGAGGTGGATTTTGAAGCACGAACTGAAAATTTTACCGCAACACTTTATTCCAGTTTTAGACGAACTCAAGACAGCGGAGCTTCGCAAGAACGACCGAGCATATGCCGTTGGCGACACGCTTCTCCTGATGGAATGGAATGGCGAATACACCGGCGACGCGTGTGAAAGAGTGGTCACGCATATCGCAGACGTTGGCGACTACCTTCCTGGCTACGTCCTGTTGAGCATGAAGCCTCTAAACCAAGGAGTAGGCAATGAACAAGCTAACCGCTGAGAAGTGCAGAGAGCTGATTTCAAACCTCCATAGAGGCAGGAATTTGCGACTCATCAGCACGAGAGAAGAGCGTTATCTCGAAGCCCTTGAGATTGCCCTGCCTGTACTTGAGCAGCAGGAGAATGGTGGCTGGATAAGGTGGGATGGAGAAAGGGCTTTGCCTCCTGTGGAAGCTGATGCGTTGGTAGAGGTCAGGCTGCGTGGATATGAGGTAATTAAACGTGAGGCGAAGTACTTTGCCTGGCGTAACGGCTCGGGAAGCCGAAGCTATGACATCATCGCCTATCGGGTGATTGATCAGCAGGAACGCGAGCGAGGAGAGGAAGAATGAGCTAGTGGATTAAGTGCAGTGAAAAAACACCACGCGACAGACAGGCTGTAATCATCAGCGATGGTCATGACGTTGGAGTCTGGCGCTGGCGAGGATTCTGGCCCAACCGTGAAGGAGATAGCTGCTCAGTAGAGCATAGCGCAACAGTGCTGCTGGGGACTATCACACACTGGCAACCACTCCCATCACCACCGGAGGATATATGACGGAAGGAATTTTGGAATTTAGAAATCAGATGGCGGCACAGGTAATCAGTTTTTACGAGATGAATCCCAACTCCAAGCCAGTCATAGCGCGATGGCGTGATTGGGATGACTTATGGTCTGGCGGCTATCGAACAAGTAACGCAGGTGAGGCCTTCCGGGAATGGCTGACTGGAGTTTGAAACTATGAACAACGTAATCCCCCTCAAACGTCCTGAGCACGTCATATCAGACGCTGAACTGGATAGGCTGGCTAGCGACATCAGCCGGTTCGCAAATAAGCATGCTGGCTCTATGTGCCTGTCATCGGGAATCAGGAAGCTACTCAGCGATGCGCTGAAGAAAAAAGACCCAGGCGAGGACCTAATCAGTACACCGCAGCATGTGAAAGAAAAGCTGTGGCGCGAACACTTCGGCCTAAATCAGGAGAAAGCAGATGGAGAAGATGAATTTCCTCCTGCGGGATGACCGCATACGACGAAACTGCATTGAAGCCATCCAGCAATTGCATGCCGACAGCAACGCACCCCTCGTAGTAACCATCTCAGAACGAACCCGATCACTTGAACAGAACGCTCTCTTATGGGCTTGCCTGCACGATGTCTCTCAGCAGGTTGTCTGGCATGGGCGAAGGCTATCGCCAGAGAGCTGGAAACACCTGTTTAGCGCCAGCTTAAACGGGCAGGAGGCGGTACCCAACCTGTCAGGCGATGGCTTCGTAGTTCTCGGTAAATCAACAAGCAAAATGCGTGTCAGCGAGATGCGCGACCTCATCACAATCATCCATGCCTTCGGCGCAGAGCATAACGTCAGATTCAGCGATGAATCCGCGCGCGCTGCAGAGTGGGCGAACAGATTTGGAGCTACAGCATGAAAACAGAAATTCAGACCATCCCCGAACTCCTCATTAAGACAAGAGGGAATATGTCGGCAGTAGGCCGCATTGCAGGCATCGCCCGCCAGACAGTCAAGTGTTATGCGAGAGACTTTGAGGGTAAGAAGCACGCCATTGTCAACGGCGTTCTGATGGTAGCGCAGGGAAATCGTGGGCCGCGCAAGAGAAGCGAAGATGAAGCGTAAGAAATCGCTCTTTGAGCGAATGGAAAACCACGCCATCTACGACGTCAAATCACCCCGCCGCAAACCCAAGCCAAAACTCACAGAAAGCCAAATAGTCACCTTCGATTATCTGAAGGGGGTTCGTGAGTCTGTGGCGAACAGAATGAGGTTTACCCGATGAGTTACAGCGAAATGTCAGACTTTGAAATTAACAGGGCTGTTACAGAGATCTGGAGGAGAGTTAAAGTTCAACCTCACGATGTGCGCCTGCCTGAAGTTCCTTACGCCTTTTACGATGGTGAAGAAATTTATATTAAAGACCCGGATCCATTAAGTGGTAGCTGGAGGCAGTTCAACCCCTGCAACTCATGGTCTGATGCTGGTCCGATTATTGAGAAAAACAGGATAACCCTAGATTCAGCACCTGATGTTTGGTTCGTAAGAGATGATGATCATTGCCACACGCATAAGAACCCTCTTCGCGCCGCAATGATTGTCTTCCTAATGATGCAGGAGAAGGTCAATGCGTGAACGCTGCCACCGCTGCTACACCATCCTCACCTCTGAAGACAAACATCACTACAGCATCTCGTGTGAGTCGTGTGAGTGCGATATGGAGTGGGAAGACCATGAAAGAGACCGTCCCGTTAAATCAGCCTACTGGCGCTGGCGAGCCATCTGCTTCTGCATGCGCTGGCTGTGGTGCTCAGCTGCTGGATACCGAAGTCTACGCCTGCACCTCATGTCTCGACCTGTGGATGCTGCTAGACCCAAACGGACTAATGGGAGTGGACGATGAGGAAGGTCAGGAAACGTTGTAAGAACGCTGAGTGCCGAGAATGGTTTCACCCAGCTTTCTCAAATCAAACGTGGTGCAGCGCAGAGTGTGGAACCGTAATAGCACTGGCTAAGAGGGAGAAAGACCGGCAGAAATCCATACAGGAAGCAGAACGACGACGAAGAGAAGAAGCCCAGCAGGAAAAACGCCACACCAAAATCCGCGAGTTAGCCCTCAAGCCCGACAGTTACTTCAAAAAACAAGCCCAGCAAGCCTTCAACCAGTTTATCCGCCTTCGTGACCATGACCAGCCCTGCATTAGCTGCGGAGAAACCAATCCGCCCGATCTGCATGGCGGCCAGTGGGACTGTGGTCACTTCAAAACGGTCGGCGGTTTTCCTGAGCTGCGGTTCGAAGAGCGCAACGCTTATCGCCAGTGCAAATCATGCAACGCCGGATCGGCAAAGCATGGTGCCAAGGCGGCGACAGTGGCGCAACAGTATGAAGCGAACTTGGTTGAGCGATACGGGCAGGCGCTGGTCGACTGGCTGAATGGACCCCATGAGATGACGCATTACCGCCGCGATGACTTTATCCGGATCCGGGATGAATACCGGGCTAAGTGCCGCAAACTAATAAAATTGATGGAGGCAGCATGAGCCTTGAAGCGACAGCCAAGTACCATTACGCGAAGACCCAGAACTTCAGCGGCATGGCACCCCAAACTTCACCAGACACGCTTACAGGCACTGATTACATCGCAGCTATGGGTATGACCATGTCCCGCGCCGCTATGGGTTACTGCGCTTTTATGGGCAAGATTGGAGTAAGCGAGAACGACGCCCGACGCGCCGTATCCCTGTTAACTGATTTTGCACTGCAGACCTGCGATCGGGTTGCCGCCCTTCGCAAGCTTGAAACAGATATTAAACCAGCTGTGATGCAAGTGCTCGCAACTTACGCCTACCTGGATTACTGCCGCAGCGCCGCCAGCGTTAAGGCGTGCGAATGTTGCCAGGCGATGGGTTTTATCGAGGCTAACGTGTTTTCGATGAAATCACCGCTTTCCGGCGGGCATACCAGAAACGTTAAAGAGACCGTACGCGTGCTGTGCAAACACTGCGGCGGGAAGGGCATCGTCTCGTCGGCGTGCCGGGACTGCAACGGGCGAGGTCGCGCGGTAATGCGCAAAGAGTCAGAGCGGCAGGGCGTGCCGGTGATGGGCGACTGCAAACGATGCCTCGGGCGCGGATATGAGCGCATCCCGTCCACCGAGGCTCACGCTGCAGTTTGTGGGGTAACTGATGCCATCAGCCTAGACACGTGGAAGAAGAGCGTGAAGGCGTTCTATGAAGCGCTTATCGGTAAACTAGAGATCGAAGAGTCGTGGGCCAATGCAGCGCTGAATAAGGTCACTGCATAGAGTTAAATAAAATCGCCTGTTATTTTATCGCGGGCTATTTACTTTTCCCGAAACTGGGGGTACGATTCCTAACAGTGAAAGCTACGTCTTGTTGTTGAGCGGCAACAAATAAAAGCCCTGCGGTTAACTCCGTGGGGCTTTTTTATTGCTCCACACATAAGCCGTAACATGTGGACCTCGCTCCACACATAACGCGTAGATCCACACATAAACATCTCGCCGGTTTAGCTCAGCAGGTAGAGCAACTGATTTGTAATCAGTGGGTCAGCGGTTCGATACCGTTAACCGGCACCAAAAATCCAAATTACAAAGGTCAGCCATAGAGCTGGCCTTTTCTGTTTAGCGACCTCCCGAATCCAAATCGTATTTCCCTGGCTGTGTGGGGAGGATCGCTCTTTTCTTCTGACTACCGACAGCACCTGCCAATAAATGGAGGTGAGGATGAAACGTATGCCGGACAAAGACGTTGGGTTTTGGGCCAGCCTGATTGCCTGGCTTTACGCCCACAAAAACGAATCCGGTTATGCGGGACTGGCCGGAGTAATGGCGATTCTGCGAGCTTCATGGATTGGTAAAGACACATGGCCCCGGCGTCTGCTCGATGCAGCCATGTGCAGTGTATTCGCCTTTTTCCTTCAGCCGACGCTACAGCTAATCGGCTCGATATTTAACTGGAACTTCAGCGATGACACCACGCGTGTTGTTGCGGTGTTCCTCGGCTTTCTCGGCGTGGACTGGCTTTCATCAAAGCTGCGCAGGCTGATAGATAAGCGTTTGGGGGATACCAATGCTGACACCCAGTGATTTCCAGCGCGCTACTGGCGTATCTAATGCTGTTCGTGACGCATGGTTTCCGCATATAGCGGCGAGTATGACAGAGTTCGGCATCACGACGCCGCTGAGACAGGCTCACTTCCTCGCGCAGATCGGCCATGAGTCGGCAGGCTTCACGAAGGTAGAAGAGGGGCTGAACTACAGCGAGACCGCTTTACTGGCAACCTTCAAGCGTCGGATAACACCCCAACAGGCGAAATCCTATGGCCGTAACGTAGCGCACCCGGCAAACCAGAAGATGATCGCCAGCATCATATATGCCAACCGTAACGGCAATGGCGATGTGAGTTCTGGTGACGGCTATCGCTATCGTGGACGTGGATTAATCCAGATCACCGGCAAAGCCAATTACGCAGCACTGGTTAAGCAGTTAGGCGTGGATGTGGTTGCTTACCCTGACCGGCTGGCGGGGAATGTGCTCGCGGCTATGTCGGCAGGTGCCTGGTGGAAGAACAACGGTCTGAATGAACTGGCTGACTCTGATGATGTTACCCGCATCACCAGAATCATCAACGGTGGCATTAACGGTCTGGACGACAGGAAATCCCGCTTAACCAAAGCTAAGGGGATTCTATGCTCAACGTAATCAGCTTCATCCGAAATTACTCTCATCTCATCATCATCGGCCTTATCTGCGTTTGCCTGTGGGGACTCAATGCCCGCAACTCGCAGCTGAGCGCCACTAACGACCGGCTGGAAAAGCTTTCGAACAGCAAAGACGAACAGATTAACGATCTGCGCTCGAAGAATGACGATCTGGCCGGTAGCGTGAACAACCTGGTGAAAGCAGTAAATCAGCAAAACTCCGTAATGAGCCAGGTAGCCGAACAGCGCGCCGTAACAGCGCAGCAGAACCGGAAGCTTCAGAATGAAATTAAGCGTTACCTCGCGGCAGACAAGTGCGCTGTTGCTCCTGTCCCTGCTGATGCTGTTGACCGGCTGCGGGATGCAGCCAAAACCGCTGGTGGAGTACCAGACAATCAAAGAGCCACGGTTAAGCCTGCCAGCGGAACTGACCACGCCAATTGATGTGCCGGCCGTTCCTGATGCGATGAGCTTCGGTGACAGCGTTGGGCTTAATGCAGAACTTTATGGCGCGCTCGGGAAATGCAACATCGACAGGGCCGCCATCCGAAAGATTGAATTATCCAGAGCCTCGCAATAGCGGGGCTTTTTATTACCACAACGAAGAGAAACAACAATGTTAACCATCAAGACCATCAACAAAGACAACGACATTTCAGTTTTGCAGGCAACCGGCGATGTGAGCTTCGTTCGTGAATCACGAATGATTTTCTTCCGTGGTTGGTCAGGCGGCGATGATGAAATGATTCTGGATGAGGGGGAGGTTGCTTACGTCTGCAATGAGAAAGGCGTGACAGTTGCCACCTTCCAGTAACCGTTACCAAAACCTACGTTACAAAGAGCACCATCTGCCTCGCATTCGCGGGGCTTTTTTATGCGCCTCGCACGCGCAAACAATAACCCGAGCCTTTCAGAAAGCTGGGCCTGAGAACAACCGTTGGCGTCATTGCGGCCTCTCGGGTGGCGGCTGTTCTGTGCGACAGGCTCACTTTCTAAAAGGTAGAAACGCAATGACCTATCCAACCGTAATCGTAAACGGCGTATCCGTTCGCGTAGACAGCGAAGGGCGCTACAACCTGAATGACCTGCACGCAGCAGCTGTTCTTAAAGGTGAAGCAACAGAAGCTCAGCGTCCCAGTAAGTTTATGCGCAGCTCTCAAGTTGGCCGGTTTGTTGACTCACTGACCAAAGCCCAAAAAAGGGCTTCGGTAAAAGTTATCAAAGGCGGCATTGAATCAGGCATATGGGGGCTTGAGCTTGTAGCCATTCGCTATGCAGCCTGGCTCAATCCTGACTTCGAAATCAGGGTGTATGAAACCTTCCGCGAAGCTGTATTGAATGGCATTAGCCACATGAACCAACTCAACCGTCTAGACCTTCTCATTGCGACTGAAACGGAACAGGTAAGTGGGTGTGCCCGCACCATGAACAGATGGGGACGAGGTGGACGCAAGGCGCTACTCAACAATGCTCGCGAACGCATTATCGAGCAGATGGATCCTGACATGGTTTCACTTATGGAAGGTAAGGCGGCTTAGTTTACATACCCTGAATCACGGGTATGAAGCGGAGAGCCTCTTTCACAACGGCTCTTTGTCCGCTGCTGGACGTGCGCCTGAACTACCTCCTACACTTTGTAACGTGTCTCATAAAAAAGGAGGATTCATGTCTGAGCGTCCGGTCGAAGGAGATCACCCTGACTATGACCCTAAACCAGTCTCGCCTAATCCAGATGAAAAAGGTGAAAGTAAAGACGATCCACATAAAGCACCTGAGTCAGGGGATAAATTCTGATTCATGCTAAGCCGCCTTCGGGCGGTTTTTTATTGGAGTGAATATGGCATCACCAGATTGGGAGGCCATCGAGTCGGCTTACCGGGCTGGCTCTTTGTCCATACGCGCTATAGCTGAGAAGCATGGCGTGAGTCACGTTGGTATCACGAAGCGAGCTGCTAAAGAGGGGTGGCAAAGGGACCTTACCGATAAGGTAAGAAGTGCCACCAAAGCAAAGGTTACCAAGTCAGTTACCAGTAATGGTTACCAGAGCGATGCGGTAACTGATGCGCAGATAGTCGAGCAAGCTTCAGAGGAAGCTGCCGCCGTCGTCTTGGCGCACCGTGAAGGATTAGCCGCGTGGCGAGGCATCACCAACAAGCTTCGCGACTTCCTGGCTGACGCAGAGATTACCGAAGACAACCACGCTTCAATGGCTCGCTCTATCACTGCCGGCGTCGATGCACAGATTAAGGTCATCAAGGCAGAGCGCGAGGCCTACAACATCGACAGCGGCGACAGGAACACGGTCACGGATACGCTATCCGACCTGATGGACGATCTCGCCAAGGGGTAAGCATGAAACCAGAGCATCTCAAGCTTCTGCGAGACAAACTCTGGCGCCTGAACCACCTCTACTGGATAACCGACAAAGAAGGTAAGCCAGTACGCTTCCAGATGACGCCTGAGCAGCTCGAATACTTCGAAGGCATGCATACCCGCAATATCATCCTGAAGGCCCGTCAGCTAGGGTTTACGACTGAGGTGTGCATTATCCAGCTGGACGCAGCTTTGTTCGAAGCAGCCAAATGCGCTCTGATAGCTCACACCCTAAACGATGCCAAGCGCCTTTTCCGCGAGAAGATTAAATATGCCTATGACCGCCTTCCGGATGAGATTAAAGCTGCTAACCCTGCGAGCAACGATGCAGCGGGTGAGCTGGTATTCAGCAAAGGTGGCTCGCTCTATATCAGCACGTCTTTTCGCGGCGGCACGCTTCGTTATCTGCACGTTTCCGAGTTCGGCAAGATATGCGCTAAGTTCCCGGACAAGGCCCGCGAGATTGTTACCGGTGCATTTGAAGCAGTATCAGGCGATTGTTTCACGACGATTGAAAGCACTGCAGAAGGCCGTGCTGGCTACTTCTTCGATTACTGCCAGTCGGCAGAAAAGGCGCTCATTCAGGGCAAGCAACTCTCACAGTTAGACTGGAAATTCTTCTTCTTCTCATGGTGGAAGAATCCCCTGTATGCAATCGACCCCGTAGAGCCAATACCCCAGCGCCTGAGCGATTATTTCTCTGACATTGAGGCAAAGCATGGGGTAGTGACGAACGAGCGCCAGAGAGCCTGGTATTACGCCAAAGAGAAGACGCTCGGCGATGACATGAAGCGCGAATATCCGTCGATTCCGGCAGAGGCGTTTCAGCAGTCAGTCGAGGGAGCTTACTACGCCAAGCAGTTCCGCAAGCTTTACGAGCAGAAGCGTATTGGCACGCTGCCAGACAACTCGCACCTTCCCGTTCATACGTTCTGGGATATCGGCGTAGGCGACTCTACGGCCATCTGGTTCGTACGCATCGTTGGCGAGGAGTATCACGTCATCGACTACTACGAAAACAGCGGTGAAGGCCTCCGGCACTACATGAAGGTGCTGAAGGATAAAGGCTACGAGTACGCCGCTCACTGGGGCCCGCACGACATCGACAACCGCGAGTTTGGATCCGATGCGAAATCACGCCGCGAGCTGGCCCGAGAGGGTTATGAGATTGACGGTGTGAAATACACGATAACCTTTCAGGTCGTGCCAAAGCTCGGTGTTGATGACGGTATTGAGCAGGTACGTGAAATCCTGCCGAAGTGCGCTTTTGACGAGCATAAGTGCGCAGAAGGCATCATCGCGCTGGAAGGTTACCGCAAAGAGTGGGACGACAAGCGCGGCTGCTGGAAAGACAAGCCTTTACACGATCATACATCTCACGGGGCTGACAGCTTCCGTTATTTCGCCGTGACGCAGAAGAAACGCAGCGTCCTTAAAGCGGCTCCAGTTACATTCAGACGATAAGCGACTATGGCTAACTATTCATACGCAAGAGCAGAATACAGCGATGCCGCAAAGTCATGGCAGCTTGTCAAAGACTGCGTGGCCGGCAGCCGTGCGATTAAAGAGCAAGGCAAGCTTTACTTGCCAATGCCTGACCCGACCAACGAAAGCGATGAGAACAAAGCCCGCTACGATGCACTACTCAAGCGCGCTATGTTCCTGAACATCACCGGCCGCACACGTCAGGGGCTGATTGGTGCAGTGTTCCGCAAGACCGCTGAGGTAGATTTGCCTGAATCGGTGAAATACCTCATCGAGAACGCCAGCGGTGACGGAACAAGCCTTGAGCAGCTATCCAAAGAGGCTGTAGGTGAAGACCTCGACACCGGTCGAGGTGGTTTCTTCGTGGACTACCCGACCAGTGACGCGCCAGAAGGCACGCGACCTACGCGAGCACAGACAGCAGGTCGCTTTGCTCACATTCACCTCTACGAAGCCCTGAGCATCATCAACTGGCGAGAAGACGTGATTAACGGCGTGCGTAAGCTGACGCTGGTTGTGTTTGCCGAGTGCTACAACAAAGCGGAAGCCGACGAGTTCAGCTTCGACGTTCGCAAGCAATACCGCGCGCTGACGCTTGAGGATGGCGTGTATCGCCATCGCATGTGGCATGAGGGCGACCCGTACGAAACGCCGCAGCTCGACGTCTACCCGACTGACTTCAGCGGCAAGACCTTCGACCACATCCCGTTTTACTTCTTCGGCGCTGAGAGCAATGACGCTCGCATCGATAAGGCGCCGCTAGAAGACCTCGCTGAGGTGAACGTACTTCACTACGGAAACAGCGCCACGGTGGAGGAGTCGGGCTTCATCAGCAGCCAGCCGACACTGTTCTTCACAACCGATATCGAGCAATCAGAGTTCGAAACATGGAACCCTGGAGGGATTCAAATCGGCTCTACCCGCGGCTATTCACTCGGGCGTACTGGTCAGGCGTCAATGCTGCAGGCTAACGAAAGCCAGCTTGCTTTGAAGCTGATGCAGGAAAAAGAAAACCAGATGCTGATGATTGGTGCGCGCATCGTGCAGCAGTCAGGGCAGAACGAGACAGCAGAAGCAGCCCGCATCCGCTACAGCAGCGATAACAGCGTGCTGGGTACGATTGCCGGGAACGTCAGCGAGGCGCTCAAGCGTGCCATTCTGGACGCTCAGCTCTACATGAGCGGCGCATCTGACATGGCTAAAACCGTGTTCTGGCTGAATCAGGAATTCTTCGACGCATCACTCACCTCGCAGGACGTTCTGGCGCTTATCCAGAGCTGGCAGCAGGGAATCATCGCGAAGAGCGATGTCCGCACCAAGTTCCGCCAGACAGGCTGGCTTGAGGCTGACCGAAACGATGATGACATTGATGCGGAGCGCGCTGAAGAGCCAGCTATCGAAGGCGATGCAGTTACAAACGAACCTGACCCAGTCACTGAGGAATAACCATGAGCGCAGACGGTTACACGACAGACGCCGCCACGCGCCATCAGGTTTACGTACAGCGATTCGGTTCGGGGCTGGCTGGCAAGGCGGCTAAGTTTGTCCGCAATGCCATCAGGCGCGCTAAAGAAGCCGTTAACGAAGGCCTGAGCCAGTACGCGACCGCTCGCTATAACCGGCAGATAGAAACGCTCAGGAGTGACCTGAACGCCATCTATGGCGAGTTGTCACAGCAGCAGAAGCTCGACCTGGGTGAGTTCGCGCAATATGAGTTCACCTTCAACAGCAAACTGCTCGGCCAAATCGTTAAAGCTTCTGTGCGCCTAGCTGAGCCATCGGCGGAGATGATAGCCGCTGCTGTACTGGCTGACCCACTGGAGCTTGCTGTAGGGCGTGGCAGGCAGGTTATCGACATCACAGGCGCGCTGGCACAGTTCGGCAGCAAGAAGACCGCGGATATCCTCAGCGAAATCGCTATCGGCTCATCTCTCGGTGAAACGCAGAAGCAAATCATCCGGCGTCTCACATCGCTGGGTGTGTCGCATGAGGAACAGGTCGGCTCACTGGTAAGGACGATGACAAATCACGTTGCCTCATCTGCCCGGGCGGAAACGCTGAAGCAGAACGACGATATCCTGCAGGGGCATCGCTGGATAGCCACGCTCGACAGCAGAACGACGCCAGTTTGCCGGGCGCGTGACAGAAAGGTTTATCCGCTGGATGGGCCAAAGCCTCCCGCTCACTGGGGGTGCCGGTCGTCAATCGTCCCGGTGCTCAAGCCTGAGTATCAGCGGGAGATTCCCGGCAGCACGCGACCATCAAAAGGGCCTGACGGTGTTGAGCAGGTCAGTAGTAACATCAGTTACGGTGACTGGCTTGCGAGACAACCCGCGGCATTCCAGAAGGAAGTGCTCGGCCCGGCTCGTTATAAGCTGTTCAGCAAAGGTGAGCTAACTATCGACCGCTTCGTCGATGACAACGGCAAGCAGTACACCCTCGACCAACTCAAAGATTTAGAGCCGCATGCTTTCGAGCTTGCTGGCCTTGATTAATCACATCTAAACGCTGGCCGGGCCAGCACACATCCATTCAGGAGAATGTATGCCACTTAAGTATCAGCTTACCGCTGAGGAATACGCTCAGCTCGATGAAGCCAAACAGGCGCTATATGCCCTACAGGGTGACGTTTATATCTGCCAAATCGAAGGCTTGCCGCAGCAGGAAGATGTAACCGGCCTGAAGCGCAAGAACGAAGAGTTACTGGCAGAGAAGCGCGCCAGCGAAGAGCGACGCCGCGCTGCAGAAGAAGAAGCCCGGCGAAAAGAGGAAGAGCGCTTGGCCGCTGAGGGTAACTACAAGCAGCTCTTTGAAAGCTCGCAAGCAAAGACCAGCGAATATGAACAGCGCTATACGTCTCTCCTGCAGCAGATCGAGCAAGGCCAGATTATGCAAAGCGCATTCAAAGCCGCATCAGGTATTGCCGGCGGTGCAAGTGAGCAAAGCATCGCAGCAAACACTGAAATCCTCGCTGAGTTCATGTCTCGCCGCCTGAAGGTGGCAGAGGGGCAGGTACGCATTACAGACGAGTCAGGCAATCTCACGGTCAGCACCCTCGCTGACCTGCAGAAAGAGTTCGAAACCTCTCCGCGTTACGCATCCCTCGTGCGCGGCAGTCAGGCAGGTGGCGGCGGGGCCGCGCCGAAGAGTGGTGACCGGGTTACCAAAACATGGGAGCAATTATCCGGCATGGAGAAAGTAGAACTCCGCCGAACTAACCCCGCCGAACATGCGCGACTAAAAGCTGCGTATGAGGCATCCAAATAAGGATTTAAGCAATGCCAACCATTCTTTCTGACGTAGTTTTCCGCGACGAGCTGCGCGACTACATCAACGTTAACGCAGCAGAGCGCACCGCGTTTTTCGAGTCGGGCATCCTGACCAACAACAACGACATGAGCACGCTGCTGGCCGGCCCGTCTAACACCTTCACCATCCCGTGGTGGGTTGACCTGGACGCATCTATCGAGCCTAACTACTCGAACGACGTTTACACCGACATCGCGGTTCCGCTGTCCGTAACCTCTGCAAGCATGCAGGCGCGCGCGGCATACCTGAACGAAGGCTGGAACGCGATGAACCTGGTGAAAAACATCACCAATCAAGACCCGCTGGAGTTTGTTGGCAACCGCATCATCTCCTACTGGCAGCGTCAGGCGCAGCGCCGTGCTATCGCGTCAGTGGTAGGTATCTATAACGATAACGTTGCCAACGATGGCGGCGACATGGTTATCGATGCGGGCGGCACCATCAACGCAGCCTCAATCATCCGCGCCAAAGCGACTATGGGCGACTACTCCGGTCAGCTGGGCGGCCTGAGCGTCATTGCGATGCACTCTGCCGTACAGACTGAGCTGCAGATCCTCAACCTCATCGACTTCACTCCGCTGGCTGACCAGATTCCGGAGTTTGGTCGCTTCCAGGGTATGCGCGTTGTCGTTGATGACAGCATGCCGGTCGTTGGCACAGGTGCCGAAGCTAAGTACCTGTCGGTCATCTTCGGGCCGGGTGCGCTGGGTTACGCAGAACGTCAGCCGGCTGGCGAAGATGGTCTGGAGTACGATCGCGAGCCTGCCCGCGGCAACGGTGGCGGCACTGAAACCCTGTGGACGCGTCGCGACTTCGTGATTCATCCGCTGGGCTACTCCTTCCTCGGCACCACCATTACCGGCACGCCGACCACCACACGTCCGGTTTCTGCTAACTGGGCTGACCTGGCTCTGGCAACCAACTGGGATCGCAAGTTCGACCGTAAGCAGGTTCCACTGGCGTTTGTGACCTCAACTGTCGCCGCATAAACATTAACGCCCCGGCATTCCGGGGCTCAATGAGGATGTAATCATGACCGTAGAAAAAGACCACTACGTAGACCCGAACGATAAAGCTCGCTGGGGCTTCTCTGGCTCTGATGGCGAAATCAAAGTCGGCCCGCAGACCGTAGGCGAAACGGGCGGCGTTGACCATGTCCGCAACGAACCGAAAGACGAAGGCGCGGTGAATACTGGCGGCGGTGAGAATTCCGAAGCCAAGAAAGCCACCAAGTCCACCACGGCAACCAAGTAATCATCGGGGCTTCGGCCCCATTTAGCACGGAGTGAACATGACAACGTACATTACCGTCGCTGACGTGGATGAGGTGCTTGGCGCTGACTGGACGACACCAGAGAAGAAAGCTCGAGCAGTGTTGCAGGCTAATGCTTATCTCACTGCGCTCAACCTGCAGGGGCTACCTGATGTCACTCCTGATGAAGTGAAACAGGCAGGCGCGCTTCTCGCCTCAGCAGCTGCCGCCGGCGTGCTTTATAAGCAGCAGGTTGAATCTGGCGCGCTAACCAGTAAAACGGTTGACGCTGATGGGGTGAGAGTGACGAAGAGCTATGCATCATCGCAATCGGTAAGCAGCTCATCGCTGCCGGAGGATGTTCAGTTAGCTCTCGCGTTGCTCAAGCCGTGGCGCAGCAATCCTCTCGCTTTCAGGGTGTATCGATAATGGGTATTCGTGACGAGCTGCAGGCAGAGATTGCTGAGGCATTTGATACTGACCTGGCTGATGCGGTGCATGACTTCACAGGGAGCTATACAGTGCAGGCGGGATGGGATCCGATAACGGAGACTGGCGGCGAGACAACCCGGAGCTATTCCGGCCGCGGCGTTCTGTCACGCTATGAACTGAGTCGTATCGATGGCGTGAATATCCTTCACGGCGACCTGCGACTTACCGCGCTGGCCAACGAAGTGACGGATATCCCAAGCGAGAGCCATATCATCACCGCGCCAGACCTCGCAACAGGCTTGCCCCAAATCTACCGCATCGTCACGCTGACGCCTGACCCGGCTGCTGCAACATACCGTATGCAGCTAAGGAGAAAGTGATGGCTAAGGGATGGGATAACGACCCTTCGCTTTTCGCTGGTCTGGTTGAAGAGGATGTAGGCAAGAAGCTGCGCATCATCTCGATGGCGTTACTGACTGAGATTGTTCAGCGGTCGCCTGTAGATACCGGTAGCTTTCGCAACAACAACATCGTCAGCCTTGGCTCAGCAGATTACAGTGAACTCGAAGGCGAAGACAAGTCAGGCAGCGCAGCAATACAGCGTGGCAGTGCAGTTATCGCTAACGGAAAGCCCTACTCAGTCATCTATATCCAGAACAACCTGCCATACGCTGAGGCGCTCGAAAACGGCCATTCACAGCAGGCTCCTGCAGGCGTCTATGGCGTCTCATTCCACGGTGTAACTCAGGCCTACAAATGACGCTCACTGAAATCAGGAACGCCATCATCTCCCGGATGACGGCGCAGACCGCTATTGCTTCGGATTCTGTCAGCTACCCCAACGGGCCGACCTTTGACCCGTCAGGCAAGGCTATCTGGGCTCGGCTGACAAATATTCCGGGCATGGCGTCAGCAAACGAAATCGGCGCCGGGCCTGTTGTTCACCGCACTGGCATCGCTGTCATTCAAATCTTTGTGCCTGCAGGCTCTGGCTCGCTACTCATCACGCAGACGGCAGACAAGCTGCGCGAGCTTTTTGAGTTCGAGACGGACGGCAGGCTGGACTATTTCGCTGTAAGCGCTGTGGATGCCGGCGAAACGGACGGCTGGGCGCAGATGAACATCCAAATACCTTACAGGGCCATATAGGCCCTTTTTTTAGGAAACTAAGTCGAAGCGTTTAAATCGGGTCGGGTATTTAGCGCGGTAAGGCGGGCTTAAATCTTTGATCTTCACGTGAGACCATGTTTTCCCGCCGTTAATATCGGATATTACCCTGTCGCTAACTCCGTAAATTTTACCGATGTTGGCATGGGTTTCACCGGCAACAAGCCTGTTAATGATATCTACAATATCGTTCTCAGTTAGTTTTGAGTTGGCAACCCCGCTTCCCCTGCGAGGGTTGGCTCTGCCTAGTGAGATCATATGGGCGTTATTTCCTGCAACCGTTGTCCACTCCAGATTTGAGAAGTGGTTATTCATAGTGTTGCAGTCAATGTGATTGACGATGTCACAGCCAGTTGGTCTCTCGCAAAACGCCTCAGCAACCAGGCGGTGTACTTGTCGGTGATGCGATTTTCTGCCGCCCGTCCGAAATGAAACGCTGAGATATCCATCTTTGCTTGAGTATGGGCTAATAATCTTGCCAGGAAAGAACCTGTCCCAACCTTGTGGGTAGCGTACATATCTATCTACAGAGCGGAACAGACCGGTATTAGATATTTCATAACTGCCTTCAAAGCCAGCAACTGGCTTCCATATTTCTTGCATAACAACTCTCCATCAAAGAGTGCTCATCACTGAAGTGGTGCGGCAGGCCGGGTGATGAATCCGGCTTTTCGGTGATCAGCCTAGCCGCTCACAAATTATACCAAACTGCTGCTGTAGCGGCATCACTAATGAGGATACTCCTGTGAGTTCTGGAGCCAAGATAACCACGGCTTACATCCGTGAAACTACACCGGGAACCACGCCAGCTACGGGCCAGTGGAACCTTTTAAAGCGTACATCTTTTGGCGTTGGACCAAGCCAGAATATGATTGATAACGACGAGATCGGCGGTAGCCGAATGAGTCAGGGGAGGAGTACGGGTACTGTAGACGTAGGCGGCGATGTCGGTGCTAAGTTCCGCTGGGGCCAGCACGATGACTTCCTCGCCAGCTGCTTTGGTTCGGAATGGAACAATAACGTACTCAACATGGGCAACGATCGCATTGCGTTCTCTGTTGCATCGTACGCTGAGGATATTGGCGTAGCGTCGATTGCCCGCGGCTGTCAGGTCGGCACATTCCAGTTGTCGATCCCGAATGACGGCGACATTACTGCTACCGTGACCTTTGCAGGGCTCGGCTTTGACACGAAAGCAGACGACACCAGCTACTTCTCTAATCCGGTAGATGGCGCTGGCGACCTTCGCTACACCTTCAAGCAGGTCACGGCGATTTCGCTCAATGGCGTAACCGGTGGCGATGGCTTCTGTGTCGATACATTCAACATCCAGTTCGACAACAACCTGCAGACGCAGCGCTGTATCGGCAGCGGAAACCCGTTCGCCGGCGCAAACATCCCGACCACGTTCACCCCGTCGGGCAGCATCACACTGTCATGGTCGAAAGACGCCTATGACGCGTGGAAGAAGTCGTTGTCTGGTGAAACAATGCAGTTCGGTTTCACGCTGGAGAACGACGAAGGCAAATACGTCTTCGACTTCCCTGCAGTGCAGGTTGATGGCGACTGGCCGGACGGTGGCAACACTGACATCGTGCAGGTTCAGCTGAATATCACCGCTGCAGATACACCTCCGACGATTACGCGCTCAGCTGTTGTAGCATCCACTGCGCTGTCAGTCGCACCGGCAACGTCTACTGGCGCTGTAGGTTCCAATGTGACGCTGACAGCTACGCTGACTCCTGCAGGCTCCACAGACACCGTTGTGTGGGAATCCTCAGACCCGTCAGTGGCTACCGTTGCATCAACCGGCCAGAAAACGGCGCAGGTAACTCGAGTCAAGGTGGGTTCCGCAACTATCACCGCAAAAGCTCGCTCTTACACGGCAACCACGGCGATCACCGTCACCGCATCTTAATCTAATCGCCCGTCCACAGTGGCGGGCTGCTTACAGAGAAGAACATGCTCATTCTGAAAACACCTAAATTCGATGCCAATGCAGAGCGCTGGATTGAGCCGATGGAAGGCCTGAAGCTGAAAGTTGGTTCTATCAGCAATCCGGCATTCCGCTCCCATAACGCTATGGTGCGCCGGCACATCAGCAAGCTCGACGAGCGATTCAAGGTTGGCACGGCTGAGTTTAACCCGGCGGATATCGACGTGAGCGACATCTCAGACGACCTTCTGATTGATTCGGTAGCCAAGCATCTGCTGCTGGACTGGGAAGGCGTGGGAGAGGCTGACGAATCAGGGAAAGAGATAGCCATCGATTACTCAGCAGAGAAGGGTAAAGCACTATTGCTGCAGCATCCTGAGCTGTACTGGGCCGTGCTGAGCACCGCATCTGACATCGCCGCGGGTAAAGAGGCGCAGACTCAGGAAACGGTGGGAAAGTCCTCGAAAGCCAAAGCTGGCTCCGACAGTTCGGCGGAGAGCAAGGCGAAAAGAACCGCTGGCGGCGCGAGCGATTAAAACTGCCCCCCATCCCTGAACCGGAGATTGACGGTGTGTGTAGCGAGATACTCGCCGCCTACGCAGTTATCACCAGAGGCCGGAAGTACGCAGGAATGGCCGCAACCCCACTGCCGATAGACCTGGAAGACATCAACACCTATCTCGCCTGCAAGCCGCTACAGATTGACCGTGATGAGTTCGAGGCGGCTATATTCGCCCTTGATGATGCCGACAGGGCAGAATGGGAGCGGAAACAAGCAAAAACCAGTTAGAATTGCTTCATTTTGCGCCAGTTTATAGTTAGGATTTATCCCATAAAACCTCATGGGGATAGGGATGTGAAGAAGGTAATCATTCTGGCATTAGCTGTTATTTTGTTGTCTGGCTGCGATAACTCAAGCAAACCTCATGCTAAAGCTGAGGACGCTCCTAAGCCACAGCAAGAATCAGCTAAGTTCACATGCGTTAATGGCAATGTATCGACAGAATGCGACATTGTAGCAGGCGACCAACTAGGTAGCGGTAAGTGGCGTCATGCAAAGCTAAACATGTCTGGAAGTGATGCATCGCTCAATATTGATGGCGAGGTTTTCTATAAAACTGATGTGAGTAGCTCATTTATAGATGGAAGGCGTGTGGCTACTTTCAAATTAAAAAGCGCTCAAAACAGCAGGGCCGAGGTGAACTTAGAAAGTTCCAATTCTGTTAGCTCACTGAGGGTTAGCGCCTGGAACTCAGACGACAAGCTAATGCTTACATCGTCCCGATAAGACAAAATACAGCAGAAAACCTCGCTTCGGCGGGGTTTTTTTATGCCCGGAGAAAACATGGCCGAACAACAATCACGCCTTGCGATCGTTATCGACAGCACGGGTGCTCAACGGAATGCAGAAGGTCTGGCTGGCGCGCTGGCAAAGATGACTCAGGCCGGGCAGAAAGCTGCCGATACCGCTGGAAAAACGGCAAAGGCTACCGAGCAAGAAGCGAAATCCCTTTCCGACTTGCTCGACCGGATTGACCCGGTTAATGCCGCCTTAAACCGGTTAGACGATCAGCAGCGACAGTTAGCCAAGTTCCAAGCCAAAGGCTTTATTGATACTGACACCTTTAGCGAATACTCAAAAAAAATTGAGGATGCGCGAGGTCGGCTTACAGGTTTCGCTGACACTGCTGGGAAAGCAGGGATATCTGCCAAGCAGGCAGCTTACCAAATGCGCATGATACCGGCGCAGATGACAGATATTGCTGTGAGCCTCGCTGGTGGGCAGAGCCCTTTTATGGTACTCCTGCAGCAGGGCGGTCAGCTGAAAGATATGTTTGGCGGCATCGGGCCTGCAGCAAGAGCGGTTGGTACATACGTGGGCGGGCTGATCAACCCTCTTACCGCTGCAGCTGCGGCTGCAGGTGCCCTTGCTGTCGCCTATTATCAGGGCAGCGAGGAGCAAGAACAGTTTTATAAAACACTCGTCCTCACTGGAAATGCGGCAGGCAAAACATCCGGCCAGTTGATGGACATGGCTGACCAGATAGCTCGCAGTACGGGCTCAACCCGAGGCATGGCTGCTTCGGTATTAAACCAGGTTGTATCTAGCGGCAAGGTGGCAGGAGACTCTTTGGAGGTTGTTTCTACTGCTGTCATAAATATGAGCAAAGCCACGGGTCAGTCAGTTGAACAACTTGTGTCTGACTTTGACAAAATAGCTGGCAGCCCGCTCGATTCACTGGCAAAGCTAAACGATCAGTATCACTTTCTATCTCTTGCCGTTTATAACCAGATTAAAGCCATTCAGGATGAAGGAAACCAGCAGGAAGCAGCCCGCCTGGCAACAGAGACTTATGCGGAAACAATGAACCGCCGCGCCAATGACATTCAGGCCAACCTCGGCTTTGTCGAAACCGCATGGAACTCATTGGGCGTCGCGGCAAAATCGGCATGGGACAAAATGCTGAATGTTGGCCGGGAGGCAACGCTGCAGGAAAGGCTGGACGCCGCTAGGAATGCCGCACAGCAGCAAGCCAGTGGTCTTGGCAACGGGTTCTGGAACACTTATGGGGTTAATAACTCATCAGACTCCAGCGCGGCGGGTGAAGTAAATATCCTGCAGAACGTCATAAATCTGCAAAACGACCTGAATGGCGCAGTGGCAACAGGTCAGGCTGTCCAGGACAAGGCCATCAAGACTCAGCAGGAAGCAGATCGCGTCAACCAGCAATACCTGACAAACGCTCAGCGCCGTAACAAGGCAATTCAGCAGCAGAATGATTTCCTTAAAGCCGGGGCAATTACTCAAGAGCAGTATGCGAATAACCTTTCTCGCATAAACGACATGTATAAGGATCCCAAGCAGCCTAAGGGGAAAGCCTATACAGAAGACGCTGGCTCGCGAATGCTTGACCAGTTGCGTCAGCAGCAACAGGTGCTGATGAGCCAGGCTGACACTGGCGAGAAGATTGGCACGCAGCAGCAGGCGTTGATTAAGTGGGAGCAGCAACTTGCAGATATCAAGAGCAAGCAGACGCTTACCGCTGACCAGAAATCGCTTCTTGCCAGTGCTGACCTCATCACTTCTCAGTTGCAGCAGAACGCTGCTCTTGAGCGCCAGATTGAGACGCGCGAGAAGCTGCTGGCACTGGATAAAGCTCGTGCCGATATCACGCGCACAATCACCAACCGTCAGAGCCAGTACGCAACAGACGAGCTATTCGCCGGTGGCGGCTTGAGCCAGAACGAGCAGCAGCAGTACACGCAGCGCCTTTCACTCGAGCAATCCTACAACGACAAAATCACGCAGCTTCGCCAGAACCGGGCGTCGGCTACGAGTGATATTGCCCGCGAAGAGATTGACCAGGAGATTCAGCTGCAGCAGCAGGCGCTGCAGACGGAGCTGAGCAACTATGACGACCACATAGCCAGAATGAACCAGCTACGCGGCTCATTCACTGCCGGCGCATCGCGTGCATGGCAGGAGTATCAGGACAGTGCTGCGAACGTATCAGGCATGTCAGAGCAACTTTTCACCAACGCTATCGGAGGTATGGAGGATGCATTGGTGAAGTTTGTCACCACTGGCAAAGCCTCGTTCACAGACTTTGCAAACTCAGTCGTTGCTGATATCGCCCGCATCGCAATCCGTCAGTCTCTGGTAGGAATCGGCTCAAGCCTGTCAGGTAGTCTGGGAGGACTTTTTGGCGGCGCAGCAGCATCAGGAGCTGCTTCGGCTGCATCATCAAGCAATGCCTTCTCCAGCGGAGCCTACAGCAACCTCAAGCTTAACGCGAAGGGTGGCGTATACGACTCCCCATCTCTGAGCGCCTATAGCGGGGGCATCTACGACTCTCCGAAGCTCTTCGCGTTCGCTAAGGGCGCCGGGGTATTCGGTGAAGCTGGGCCCGAGGCCATTATGCCGCTGACACGGTCATCCGATGGATCACTCGGCGTCAGAATGGTTGGCGGTGAACAGACAGCCTCTACGAGAGCTGGCGACATCAATATTACCCAGCACTTCAATATCAGCGGGAACGGCGACGCAGCGTTAAAAGCGGCCATGGAAGAAGCCGCTCGCAAGGGCGCTACCGATGGGGCAAAACAAGCGCGTCAGGACATGCTGCAGGATTTCCAGAACAGAGGGCAGGGGCGACGCCTGCTGGGTGTATAACGAAGGAGTAAACAATGGCAGATGTACTGGAATGGCCCGGCCCCAATCCTTCCTCGCTTAGCTGGCATCTTGAATCCAACACCAAAACTTTTCGCTCACCCTTTAACGGCTCGTCGCAGACAGTTCGCTTCCCGGGCTCCCGCTGGAAGTGCACCGTCGAATATGCCGTGCTTGAAGAGGCGCAGGCGAGAAAGATTGAAGCGGTGATAGCGGCGCTTGATGGTGAATACGGAAGGGTGAAGATCCGCGACTGGGGCAGGGATGGCAAGGCACCGGCAGGCAGCCCGGTCGTTTCCGATGCTGACCAGACCGGAGTAGCGCTGACAACGAAAGGGTGGACATCCAACACACTGGTTCTGCGTGCAGGGGACTATTTCACGGTTAACTCAGAGCTGAAGAAGGTGACAGCAGATGTGACAAGCAACGCATCCGGGGCGGCAACTATTCCTTTTTCGCCCATGCTGCGGTCTTCCCCGGCGCCCAATTCCCCGCTCGAGGTGCAAAACCCCTGGGGAATTTTCAAGCTGGTTGATAATTCTCAGGGCCAAATCAGGCGCTCTCCGGGACTTGTATCAGCAACCACCATCGAATTTGAGGAGGCATTCTGATGATGTATTCACCCTTTTCCGACTCAATGGTGGACTGGTTATCACGCGATCGCGTCACAGTAGTAGTTGCCGCTAATATCCAGTTTGAGTCCGGCACAGCCTATGTTCACTCAGGCACGGGAACAATCGTGATAAACGGCTTTGTTTACTACGGCATGGGACGCATGGGATCTATTGATGACGTTAATGAAACCAACACGACAAGCCCGTCGCAGCTGAAGATGACGCTGTCAGGGCTGGACATGTCGCTGTTTGCCAAGACGCTTAATGAGCGCTGCGTAGGGCGGGCTGCAGAGATATTTCTGGTCGCGATAGACGATAACGGGCAGGTACGCGTTGCCGACCTGATATTTCAGGGCAAGGTGTCGAGCACTGGCGCCACCGCCGGCGAGACAAACGCGTTGCAGTACACGGTCAGCAACATCTTCGAGGACTGGCAAAGACCATTCCCGGATCGCTTTACCGATGAGTCGCATCAGTCAGTACAGCCCGGAGACAGGATTTTTCGGTATGTCGCGCAGATGTCAGAGCGGTCTATTTTCTGGGGCAGCAAGAAGGATGCACCAGGCTTTACCTATTCGTGAGGTTTTATGAAACACACTGACTGGCAGAAAAGACTCGTCACCGTAATCAAGGCCGCTGAAAAGCGGCCTTTTTCATGGGGCCAGCATGACTGCTGCCTGTTTGCCGCTGACTGCGTCGAAGCGATGTGTGGCGAGGATTTTGCTGCAGAGTTTCGCGGTAACTACAACAGCGAAACCGGAGCGAAGAAAGCCTTGTTGCGTGGCGGCGGCTCGCTCGAGCGCGTTCTTGCCCGATTTCTGGATGAAGTTAACCCTTCGCTAATTCAGCGCGGTGATGTCGCCGTAGTAGAGAATGCTGGCCGCAGGTGTGCAGGCGTTTTTTACGGTGGGTCAGTATGGGTTCCCGGTGATAACGGGCTCGTCAGTTTGCGTGGAAATTTATTGAGTGCCTGGAGGGTTAAATAATGCCTGCTGCTATCCCAGTGGTTGCTGCTGTAGCGAGCGGAATTGCCATAGCGAATGAAGCATACGCCATTGCCATGGTGATTACAGTAGCCGCTCAGATTGCCTCTCAGGCCTTTACGAAAAAACCATCACTGAATGGCTACCGGGATACTCAGGAGCGTAAGCAGGTCCTGAGGGCTGCGGCCAGCCCAAAGACGGTAATTTACGGAAAATCCCTTTCTGCCGGGACGCTTTTCTTTTCTGAGGAGCAGCCAGGGGAGCAGACAGATGGCGAACTTCTTCACCTTGCAATTACGCTTGCCGGGCATCCAATTACTGGCGTAGGTGCGGTGTATCTGGGTGACAATGACATCTCTACGTTTGGCGATAAGGCCTCTTACGAGGTGCACATCGACCGACAGACTTCCGACCCATACCTGCTGCAGAACGCGCCCTCATGGAAAGAGGACATGATCGGGAAAGGGATAAGCTGGCTCAGGGTTACGCTTAAGTTTGATGCTGAGAAATTCCCGGCAGGTATTCCCAATATTACAGTCGAAAAACTTGGCCGGAAGGTGTATGACCCAAGAACCGGCACAACGCTTTACAGCAATAACGCTGCTCTGTGCATCCTGGATTATTACCGCAATTACCTGAAAGTGCCTGACTCAGACATTAACTGGGACCAGTTCAAGGAAGCGGCAAATATTTCAGATGAAAGGGTAACAAGCAGCAGTAATCAGACGGAGCCGCGTTACACCATTAATGGTGAATTTGACCTGAGCGAGAATAAGGCAAGCATACTGGAGGCCATGCTTTCAGCATGCGCAGGCGAGGCGACCTACATTGCCGGAAAGCACGGCATTCTCGTCGGGGCCTATTACGGGCCAGCTGTAGAGGTGATTACTGAAAGCCAGCTGGCTGGCGACATTGAAATGATGCCAGAAGTATCGCAGTCAGAACGTGTGAATACCATTAAAGGCACGTTTATCGATCCGCAACAACGGTTCTCTGAGGTTGATTTTCCAACCGTCTCTGTCTCTGAATGGGTGGCAGAAGACGGGGGAGAGATCTCCCAAGACCTCAAGCTGCGCTTTGTAACTTCTGAATTTCAGGCGCAGCGTCTGGCTGACGTTAAGCTTAAACGTACACGCATCTCCAGAACGATGAACGTCACTCTCAATCTGAGCGGCTACCGATATCGACCTGGCATGTACGTGAAGGTTAATTTCCCGTCACTCGGTATTACTGACGTTGAAATGCGGGTTACCGACTGGAAGTTTGGCGTCCAGAATGGTGTGCAGCTGACGCTGAAGCAGGAAACTGCTGAGGTGTGGGGCGATGCTATTGGCAAGCCTATTGAGCGCCCACCGTTTACGCAACTTCCTACAGGAGGCGTCGCTCAGCCTCAGAACCTGAAATATACCGTTGAGGAAATCGGACAGGTAGTTCAGGGAGTGCTTTCATGGCAGAACGTTGGTCAGTATGTTTATAACCAGGTTCTTATTCGCAATGATGGGGAACTGGTTCTTTCCGTTCAGGTGCCCGGATCATTCACTCGCCTGACCGGCCTGCTGCGCGATACTTATACTGCGCACGTTATAGCTGTAAACCAGATGGGCGCCCAGTCACCAGAGGCCTATCTTGAATTCAGCATCGAAGCGCCGCCGCCGCCTTCTGTCGTTGAACAAAAGCAGGGGTATTTTGCTGTAACGCTCATTCCTCGCATCAATGAGATCACGAATGTTTCGACGCAGTTTGATTTCTGGACGTCAGGCTTAACGAAGCTCCCAAATACCAGCCAGGCAACCGTGGAAGCCAATGCCAGCCGGGTAGGTATTGGCAGTAACTGGACGGCGCACGAACTAAAGATTGGACCAACCTATTACTGGTACGTGCGGACTATAAACGCATTTGGAACGTCGGCGTTTGTTGAGGTTCCCGTAGTGTGTAACACAGATACTGGTGAGCTGATTGATTATATCAACACGCAAATACGCAAGTCAGAAGCTTTTGACAGGCTTAGCTCCACTATCGATACAAGTGTTGAGGCAATCCTCCAGAACGCGCTTAACCAGGACGCCTCCGTAGACCATCAGTTCGAAGCTTACGGGCGCAACCGCGCTGATATCATCAGTGTCAGGCAGACCATCGCGACGAATGATTCGGCCTACGCCCAGCGCATGGATCAGATTCAGGCGCAGTCTGACAAGAACACCTCATCAGTACAGCAGGTATCCAGCGCTTATGCTGATCTGAGCGGGAAATTGTCTGCTCAGTGGGGCGTGAAGGTTCAGGTAGACAGCAACGGCAATAAATATGTTGCGGGCATGCAGCTGGGTGTTGAAGGGAATGGCGGGTCCACACAGTCCTTTGCCTTATTCAGCGCAGACACCTTTGCGATTTACAACACCACTAACCAGAGCTATCAGCTGGCGTTTACTGCTGTTAACGGTCAGGTGTTTATCAATGATGCACTTATCAACTACGCCTCTATCACCCTTGCTAAGGTTGGCTCGTGGTATTCATCGAACTATGTGCAGGGTAAGTCGGGGACGATTATGCGTAAAGACGGGTCGTTCGAGTTATATGGAGGCTCAGGCACATCAGGCGGTAGCGTCTTCAATGAAACCGGCATGGCTGTTTATGATGCCAACGGCGTCGAGCGCTTCAAGGCGGGGAAACTAAACTGATGGCGGATATTTACGGAGTGAGAATCACGCCGGATGATGGCGGAAAGCAAATAATACTCGACGCCTCAATGCGGTACGCATCTTATCTCGGCAGCGCATCAATGATGGCAAACGCGGGCTCTGCGGGCGGTTTTAAGCAGCAGCCCACTGGCAGCCGGGCGCTGATTGTACCGCGCAGCCTGGTGAGAGTTTATGACGGAACTAACCCGGCCGGGCCGCCGATGACCTATATCAGAAGTCTGTCATTTGACGGCAGCTCATTAATCTATAACGCGAAATATATTAGTCCCAATGGAAATACACCCTCTGCAGTTGAGGCGGGTTATGCAGACGTATTTTCTGTGTCTTATGCAGCTAACCCCGCTGTTCAGTATGGAGTTCGAATCACCAATGGCTCCAACTTTATGGAAATAGGGGATGTCTCATATCTGGGATTTGTGACATACAGGGCAACAATAAATATCAGCGGCGAATGGGCAATTCCGTCTGGCGTGCTGAACCTCGGGAATTATATTGTTTTTGCCAGGTGGTCAAATACCGATACGCCGCTATACCTGGACAGGGCAACAAATGCCATAAGGACTTATACGTCATTTGGCAGTATTGACGGTTCGGTGCAAGGTGGGTCGGTAAGTAACGTTCAGATTGTCATTGTGTCCTGTGGTTTCTCGCCATCGCTCCCTGTTTCGGGCTACGGAATGGTTATCAGGAATGCCGCTAACCAGGTAACCTACTCCAGTAAATATGAATCGCCACGGATAATCTAG